TCTCAGGCACCGTCGCGGCTGCAACTGCGTTCTATGGTCAAGCCGCCGCAACGAGTGTAATAACTCCGATGCTCGTAGTCGGCCAGGGCTCAACCCCGTTTTACGGGAATATCATCTCGTCAAGAACTGTTAGTGGAGCCAATCTTTTTTTCGACGACATTCAGGCGGAGAGTAGCTTCACTTGTACAGGCGGCAGTTGCGGCTACGCTGCGCACGATGGGCGATCTACTATCAACGCCAGCGGCGGCGGAGTGATGAACCACGCGCTGTCTTTTCAGGCGTCACTTACAATCAACGCTCCTGCCAGTGCGATCTACGGAATGGATAGTCAGAACGTTATCAACGCAGCAGTCACGGAATTAGATGATGTACATATTTATGATTGGTCTGGATCAGGTTCCGTGGCTAACCATCATGGCATACAAATTGATAGCTGGACCAACCCGGGATTCTCAATCTACGATGCAGGCAATACAGGAAATTATCTCGGCAGCCCCACACAATTTGGTAGCACTGCGACGTTTTCTGGAACCGCTTTTAATGGTGTCGTGTTCCCTGGCGGCGGTTTTTTGACTCTGGATAGCGCCGGGCATCTCACTCCCAATCCAAATTTGCAGATTACCAACGGGGTGATCTCAATGATTGACAATACCGCCGCTGAAATTCTGGCGACGGGAGCAGCTACGCTAACGCTCCAGTCAACCAATACAAACATTGCGATAAACCCTGTCGGAACCAACATTGCTACTTTTAACTCTCAAGGGCTGACGCTGGCTGCGAATAAAGGTATTACTTTTTCTGGTACTGGTTCATTCAGTAACTCAGGGCAGAATGCAGGGGGGAGTTTCGTAGCGTCAGCTAGCCCCGCAACTTATCCCACAGTTGCCTCTAATATGCTTTCTGTTAACGGGCTCCAGGCATACTCGTCTGCGGGAGGAGGGGCGGTAAGCACCCTTTTCATCCAGCCGTCAGGGGGAGCGACGTTTATAGGGGGCAGCATAAATATCAATTCTCTAAAAGCATCATCGGGGTATAACTGTCTCCAAATTGACAGTACGGGGACATTCGCAAATACAGGCTCTCCATGTGGCACCGCTACTTCTACGGCTAATTTAGCGGGCGGCGCTGTGGGGAGTCTTCCATATCAGAGCGCAGCGTCTACGACTACGTTTATCGCCAGTCCCACAACTAGCGGCCACACGTTTATCCCTGTCTGGCAACCCAGTGGCTCCGCCATAGCTCCAACGGCTGTAGATGCAAACACTTTATCCGTGAGCGCAGCCGCAAACTCCACGACGACATCGGCTATCTCAGGAATGAGCGCTGGAGGAGCCGCAATCGCAGGGAGCGCGGGAGCGATTACGAGCAGCAAGGCGCTGGCAGGGGCTGGAGCCGGTATCACGACAGGCCCGACTACATCAGTCAGCGGCGATGTAATGACCGCAAGCGGAACAGGCGGCCAGATTGCCGACAGCGGTACTCTCCTGTCATCTCTCGCGCCTCTCGCATCGCCATCGTTCACGACTCCAACCCTCGGAGTGGCTACGGCCACGAGCGTCAACAAGGTTGCGGTAACCGCCCCTGCTACGAGCGCAACGCTTACTTTGGCTCAAGGATCGACGCTTCAAACCACCGGAGCGTATACCCTCAACCTCACCACGACAGGCACGGCGACGCCTACATTCCCAGCAGCGACTGACACGGTTGTGGAGCTTACGCAGACTCAGACGCTCACCAATAAGAGCATCGCTGGTTCTGAGATCAACAGCGGCACGATACCCATTGCGCAGATACCCACTGGGACAACGTCAAGCACGGTACCAACGGGTGGAGTGATAACTGCGGCGGGACCGATTGGCAGCGCGACCTCTATCCCGGTTGTCACCTACAATGCAGCCGGGCAGCTTACCGCAGTGACAACAGCCATGCCTACAGTGTCAGTAGTAGCTGGTGATGCACCGACTGGGGGCGGAAGTTATCTCCCCACGAGTCCCAACACATCCGCGGCAAACGGGCTAGTCTGCACATCTAACACGAGTTTCTTGGAGGCGAACTGCACAGCGCTACCCACCGCTACAACCGCGACGACGCAGAGCGCGAATGACAACAGCACCAAAGTGTCCACAACGGCATACGCGGATACGCATATGGTCGAGACGGGCGGAACGTGGTCTCCTGGCTATGGCGGCATCACTTACACTGGATCATCACCCGTGCTTACGGGGGTTTACAAAAGGACAAGTGATTCTTCTGGAAACCACCTCGTGTTCTTCACGGTTCTTATCACCTTGGCCACAGGCACATCCACTGGAGTAAATAGTTATCTGACATCGCTTCCTAGCACCCCAGCGGCGGCTAGTAATGTAATGTGCACCGCGGCAAGCTCTTCGCTTGGAACCTTTACAAATGTAGGTTGCTTGTCGTCACCCCCAAATTTGTACATTCCAGGATGGACGGCGCTCACTGGCAACATCTACATCAACGGCTCGTACTGGGAGTAGACAAGCAAGTGCCCTCGCGGGCGTGGTGAATTAAGCACGAAAAGGCCATAGGAGGGCCCGAGCAACATGGCAAACAATCTCAGGCCCGCATCATCGATCAATGACCTCCGGACCCAGGCGCACATGCAAATTTCTGCGCGCCTTGAGTCTCTTGACCTTACGCCTTTACTCCTCAGGACTCTAGGAAACAATCTCCCGGCATCCATCTTGCCCTACTTGATATGGGAACTCGACATGATGGTTCCCAGCGTCCCGATGCAGACTTTGGGCGCCACGCCGCAGGCTATCATTCAAAACGCATTGCCACTTCACAAGATCATGGGCACACCGGGCGCAATAGTCCAAGCTCTCGCACTGTGTGGATTCACTGCGACCTGCTATGAGGGGCAGGCGTCGTGGGGGGGATCTGCTTATCCGCCCAATCAAGGATGGGCCGTCTTCCGCGTGGGGGTGAACGGATCAGGACAAGCGCCGATAGGAGTTATAAACGGCGTCAATCGGTCTTTCAACCTTCCCGCTGTTCCGGTAGGAAACTCTCTGCGCGTCTTCTACAACGGCATTCTCCTGCCATCCACCAATTACACCGTGTCGGGAATAGGACTCACTACAACCTTCTCTCCTGCGATGAACTCTTCTTTATGCGTCCTGTTGCGCAAGGCCACGGACGGGACTCCGCTCTACTTCGACGCCGTTGTACCCACCGTCTCAGGGTCGAATCTGGTACTCCCCCATGCTCCGATATCCATTGAACTCTACCGTAACGGGATGTTTCAAAGCATGGGGGCGTCCCCAGCGCAACTCGACTACATGTCCACAATCATCAACTTTTTCAAGCCAGCGCGGTGTCTGCTCGATTCAGTGTTTGCGGAGGGCAGCAAAGATTACTACATCCTCGACGGGAACACCATCATCCCGTCGGTGCCGATCGGAAGCGCGTCATTCCTGGCGTGGGGAACCTATGCCGGAAGCGGGACGGCGCCAAACTTTGCCGACTGGATTACCCCAACCGGAACATTGAACGGGACCAACAAGGTCTTTACGCTCCCACAAGCTCCGAACCCGGCTGCCAGCCTTCGCCTATACCGTGGATGGCAAGTCTTGAAGCCGGGCGGCGTTGACTTCACATTGAGCGGCGCAACGATCACCTACACCATTGCGCCACCGCCCACGGCCACGCATCTGGCCTTCTACCGCTATTGACGGTGCGTTACAATCGCTTTGGAGGAAACACTATGGAAACGCCCTACGAACCGAACGAAACCGCTATTGTGACTCCTGTTATGCTGCCAGCCTGCCCGTATTGCGCAGACGATCCGGCCCGGCTCTCGATCATGAACCAGATATTTCCTGGCGGCATGATCGGCGCCATCATCTTCTGCGGGAATCCGGAGTGCCGAAAGATCATCTCGACGCAGATCGTCGGGCGCATTGAGCAACAGGCACCGAATCAGGACTCGAAACCGCAAGAGGCCGTAGTGGCTGGCCCGCAGTTGGTGAAGTCTCCGGAGGCCCTGTGAATCGATCAGTAAAGCGCATCATCGCACTCACCGCTCTCTGGCTATGCGCGGCCTTCGCCATCGCTCAGGCTCCAATAGGAGTTTGTCTGAACAATGTCGCACAGACCATCTCAAACGGAGTTATCGCGCCGATTCCATACGCCACCATTGCGCTATGCACACCGGGTTCGACCGCATCAAATTGCGTGGCGAACAAGGTCAGCATATACACGTCTACAGCGCTCAGCACAGCAACCCCAACAAATCCGTTTACATCTGATGCTGGCGGAAACTACTTCTTCTGTGCCGCAGTTGGGCATTACGGAGTCCTGATTTCCTCATCCTACGGGACATTCTTTGTCAATGACGTTGCTTTGGTGGACGACTGGTCAAAGGGCGGAACAATGACCGGGGCGCTCACTGACGCATTCGGTTTTGTTGGCAATGCAAGTACGGCCAGCGCATTGGCAGCCACTCCGACAGCCTGCAATCCAGCCTCGTACTTTTCCTACGGTATCGCAGCCAACGGCAATGCTCTGTGCAATGCGCTTCCCACGCCGGCAACCGTCTACTACCAGACCATCCAAGCGGCTGGCACCCCACTCACTCAGCAGCCGGTCCTGAACTTCGACAGCACTATAGCCGCTACAAACGGCATCGGAAAGACGAATGTGGGGCTCCCATCGACAGGAACTCCTGGAACCTACAGCTACCCCGTTTCAGTGACTACCGATGCGCAGGGCCGAGTGTCCGCAGTGACGGGCGGAACAGTTACGAACGGATGGACTTCGAGCCTTGGGGCTTGCAATTCGGCGGGATGCTGGACACAAGATCCCACTGGGCACATACATCAGTGGGGGCATTTGAGCGGAGAGACTACAAGCTGCAACGCAATTACATTCCCGAAGTCATTCACAACTTTAGCTTCAATCGTTCCTTCCGGGATGGCCGACGACTTTTCTACTGGTTCTAGCGTCCAACATGCGGCGGTCATCAACGCATCTCATGGATGCACTGGAATCTCAACCACCACGATGTATGACTGGGTATCTTCCACGGGCGGTAATGGGGTCTGGTGGAGCGTAGACGGCTACTAAACGGATCTCTGAGAGCGGGGAATCAATGGCTGAGCGCAGGACGAACGTAAGTCAATTCGACGGGGTGAATGCACTCCAAAAGGACATTGAGCGCTTGACTAAAGAGCGCGACGCACTCGCCAAAGAGCGGGAGAACTCGCAGACAAGACTCCTTGAAGAGCACAGTATCACGCTCAAAGAGATGACGACGACCCTGGCGCTACTCGTTGACAGGACCAAAGACCTCCCTGAGCTTGGGAAAAGAGTCACCCGGCTGGAGTCGTGGAAGGTTTATCTGTCTGGCATCGCATCAGCATTCACGCTCATCGGAACCTTGATCGGCGCCGGAATTACGCTGATGTTTCGGAGATGAAATGGATCACGGCCACGATCTTCCGCAACCCGATGATTTATGAGGTAACATGAACAGTTTTCCAAAGATAGACGTCCTGGCCGCGTGTGCAAAGTATGGGCCGCTCTTGAAAGTCCCGACAGAACTCGACGGTGAACGCGTCATGGCCGCGCTAGCTTCAAACGAGAGCAGCACTGGCCATGACTGCGGGCCGCGGCATGAACCCGCATACGACGTAGGTGGTTCAGTATGGGCTTCGAGTCCTGATCAGCGTGCGCTCGTGGCGCAATACAGCCGCGATGGGGCCTCCAGCTTTGGCCCATGGCAGACCATGCTGATCAACTGCCCAGGCTTTACTCCTGCCGAACTCGAAACCAGCCTTGACGACTGCGCACGTTCATTTGTGAGCCACTTCAATTCCTACGTGGCGCACTTCGAGCCCAAGAACTTGACTGAGATCGGTCAGATTTGGAATCTCGGCCACAAGACAGCCAACCCGCCGGCGGGAGTCATCCGCTATTGCTCCGATTTGCAGAAAGCCTACGATTCTGCCGTGAAGCAATCCACATCTGGTGTATCCTGATTTCAAGATGATTCAGTTTATTAAAAGTCTGTTTTCGCGGCGTGTATGCTCTCTATGCGATGGCTCCGGATGGGTCGAGGTCGGGCATCGAGAGTCATTGAAAGAGCATTTGAAGTGCTGCGTTTGCAGCGGGAAGGGAACGCTATGAAGATTCCCGAGCCATTCTGGGCAGTTCTACTCGCAGTTCTGGGGGTTATTCTTGCACTGGCTTGCCTCTTTGCTCCATCTCCGGCAAACATCGTCCTCGCAGTGCTTGCCATTGCCTCCAACCTTGTCAGCGGAGCCCTCGGAGCCTTTGCCGGTCACGCAAGTGCAACCAGCAACTCCACAGGACCCAACGCCACAATCAACAACCCTGGCGCCACCTTTCCCGGTGACGCTTCCAAGTAGCGCCAAGGAGGCGCAAGACACCATGAGCATTTTCAGCACTATCATCAAGGATGTCGAATCCTTCGCCAGCAAGTTCGAGAAGGAACTTGCGAATCTCTGGAGCAAAGCACCCAGTGTGGCCGCTGTCGCTTCGACTGTCCTCCAATTCGTTGCTCCGCTGATCGAAACAGCATTCACTATCGAGTCGGGCGCGGCGGCGGGTTCCGCAGTAACCAATCTGCTGAATACCGTTGAGCAGAAACTCGTAGCCGCCCAAGGGCTCATCACTGCCATTGGTGCCACACCGACGCTCACAGCCGTGATTGCCGGTATCGAATCCGACCTGACCGATCTGCTTTCTTTGGGTGGCTTTAAGAATTCGACAACTCAAGCCAATATTCAGTTGGTGCTGAAGGAAATCCAAGCGCTGCTTGGAGCGTTGCCGACTGATGGAACTCCGGCCGCCACGGCCTGACATGAACACTACCATCAAAGTCGCAATCGCCGCGGGAGCCATCACTCTCGCGGCGCTTTCTGTTTGGGGCGCGTGCGGCTTCACTAGGCACCTCATCATCGCTGTGGACCGGTGGGGAGCCGCCGCGCCGACCGCTGGCAAGACAGACGCAGTGCTTGACCATATCAACCGGCCATGCAAAGGAGCATCAGGACCCGACGCTTGCGGTACTCTGGCGCAGATCAACAAGACGGCAATTGACGCCGGAGATGCTATCGTGCGCACTCAGTTGATAGAGCGCAACACGGCTCCGCACGTTACTGCGGCAATGGATCAGTTCGGTACGGCGGCGGTTCATCTCTCCAGCACAGCAGATTCACTCGCAGGAACCGCGCACGCCGCCACTGGCACGCTCACAGCGGCCACCGGGGCCATTCAGACGCTCACGGTAGACGCTCGGACGGCCAACGACCTCATGGCGCAATTGCAGCCCCTCATATCCAGCTACACGGCCACAGGAGACGACTTGGACACAGCCATCAAAACTGCCAATGGCATTATGGCCAGTCCGAACGTAACTATCATGCTAGCCAACGGGGCGCAGTTCACGACCACTGCGGTGCAACTTGAGCAGAAGTTGGCCCAATGCACACTGCACCCAACCCTTCCGTGCGTCTTGAAGAGCGACATTCTCTTCGGAGCCCAAGTCGGCGGTTATCTTTTGAGATGAGTTTAGGAGTCAAATTCAACAACAGGAGGATCGGAGTAGCCAGAGCATAAAGAGGTCAGTCTTTCGGGGCTGGCCTCTTTATTTGATAAATATCCTAAAGTGGATCAAAAAACGGTTTATAATGCAAGGATGATCGACTTATCAACCCGCCTATTGCTACTCAACCGCAGGACTCGGATTCAGCGTCCTGTCGAGAATCTGAACGCTTATCAAGAGGTGTACACCTCACTTTCCAGCCTACAGGACGAAGCGGTGATGTGCCCGCGGTCGATGAAAGAGCCGATGCGGGAGGCTATGGAGCGCGTCCGGTCAGAAGTTGGCGACTTGGATGAGTTCGTGGCCCGCGAGATGGAGTATCCCTCCGTCAAGGAGATGCAGAGCTACTTCATGGGCCTCCAGGTCGATTCGATTGCCCTGGCCATCTGGCAGATCAGGAAACAAAAGGCCTTAATAAATTCCGATCAAACCGGCGTTGGAAAGGGAAGGGTAGCGGCGGCCGTATGCCGGTGGACGATCCTCCACGGCCTTTTGCCGATCTTCGTCACCTATTCAGACACGCTTTTTACTGACTTTCAGCGCGACCTTGACGACATCGGCTTCGGTCCGAGCGTCTGGCCGCTGCTCTTCAATGCCGGGGCGTCGATAACCGAACAGACAACAGGACGCAAAATCTTCTCCAACAAGAGCAGCATGAAGGGGGTCCTGACCCGCATATCCGAGTCCGGAGAACTGCCGCGCGCGCGCAATGCCGTCTACCTGACGTACTCGCAGATCAACACGATCAATATCCAACAGGAGGCCCTTGCGAAGTTGGCGCGGAAAGCTGTCTTTATCCTTGACGAGTCCCACAACGCCGGTGGCTACGACTCAAACACAGGAGCGTTCTTCCAAGAGGTGCTGCCCGCGGCGCACGGCGTGATGTTCCTGTCGGCAACATGGGCAAAGAGGCCAGACAACATGACGCTCTACGCCACTAAGACAGACATTTCGATTGCCATTCCCGACAACCAGCGCGTCTCTGACGCCATCCGAGCCGGCGGTCCACCCCTACAGACCGTCGTGAGCCATCAGCTTGCCCAGACCGGCCAGCTTGTGCGGCGGGAGCGCTCCTTTGAAGGCATCAGCATACTGAACTTCATTGACGACCGGAATCAGCTTTATCAAGAGCAGATTTGCGACGATGTGACGGAAGTCTTGCGCGCCATCTTCAAAGCGGACATGGCCTACCACCAAGAGGATTTCGAGACATTGCGCCTCCAGTACAAGAAGCGGAGCATCAAGATCTACCATCACAAGTTCAGCGCCATCGTCCACAACATCGTGAAGCAGTTCCTCCTGGCCTTGAAGTCGGACGCCGCGGCGGATTGCGCCATCGAAGCGCTCGGACGCGGGGAAAAGCCGATTGTCGCCCTTGAGAGCACGATGGGAGCATTCCTCGATAGCTACGTGAGCGCTGAGAACCTGACAGAGGGCGAATTGCTTGATAAGCTTTCGTGGTCCACCATCCTCAGACGGGCACTCGACAGGACTCTTCACTACACCGTAAAGACGCCGATGGGCAATGACCGTCAAGAGTTCCCGCGCCATCGGCTGTACGTCGAGACAGAAGCGAAGTACCGGGAAGCTGAGAGGCTGCTTGATAACCTTGCCGTGACGCTTCCGGTGTCGCCGATCGATTGGATAAGGACTCGCATCACGCAAGCTGGCTTTACCGTGGCAGAGATTACCGGCCGCTCCTACCGAATCAACTACGCGGGTCCCGTCCCGGTCTTGTCTTCGGTCCCGGCCAGCGAGCGCAAGGACCGCGTTCAGACGGGGAGCCTGTTCAACAATGGCGGTGTCGATTGCCTCATCCTGAATCAGGCAGGCTCGACGGGAATCAGCCTTCACGCTTCCGATAAGTTCAAAGACCAGCAACAGCGGCACATGATCGTCGCGCAACCGGCCGGCGACGTCAACGTGTTCATGCAGATTTTGGGACGCAGCAACAGGACCGGCCAGATGGTCCTTCCGCGGTACACGATGCTCTCCCTGGCCATCCCCGCAGAGATTCGCCCAGCCATCAGCCTTGCCAAGAAACTGAAGAGCCTGAACGCCAATACGTCGAGCAATACCCGGTCGGCCATGTCGATTGAAGCGCCGGACATGATGAACAAGTACGGAGACAAGATCGTGGCGGAATGGCTGCACGAGAACGAGCAGATTGCGCGGCTCATGGGTCTGACGATGGACAAGTCGGAAGAGGAGGGCGGAACCCCAGAGGAGGACCTGGCACGCACGGCAACAGGACGCTCCGCACTCTTGCCTGTCAAAGAGCAGCGCGAGTTCATGGAGACGATCACCGAGAGCTACACGGACTATATCGCATACCTCGACGAAACCGGGCAGAACGACCTTGAACCCAAAACTTACGACTTCGATGCAGAGCAGAAGACCAGCCATGTCATTTATGTAGGGTCTGACCCCTCATCGCCATTCGGGGAAGACGCCATCTTCGGTACCTACTCAATCAAGCGTCAAGGCAAGTCCTACACTCCTGAAGAGGTAGAAGATCTGATTGCACAGACTTATGGTCCTGATCTCATGAAGTACGAGCCGTGGCAGCGGGACACGTACCATGCGCGGACCTTGAGCGCGCACCTTGAAGGCTTATTCAAGCCGTACATTGAGGGCGTGGAAGCCCCACATATATTTGACCGGGCGCAGAAAATAAGGGAATGGTCGCGGACGATCCTGAACGACTTCCGAATGGGGACAGGACTCAGAATCGAAATCAACGGCGACACCTATAATGGCATCATCTACGACATTCGCGGTCGCAAGAAGGTAAGCGGAAACCCCTACGCACCCAGTTCGCTGAAGTTCTACATTGCGGTCAACGGACCTTTGCGCGAGGTGCGCGTCCCTGGCTCACAGATCAAGAAGATCACGCTCTCTAACCTTGGCCGCAACGCAGATATTGCTGATCTATTTCAGGACTATCTGAGTGACACCCGGCAGCGCGCCAAGATCATCACCGGGAATCTGCTGGGAGCTTATGGGCAGTTGAAGCCGGGCAGCAAGGGGAGAATCATCACGTTCACAAAGCATGAGGGCGGCACAGAGCAGGGAATCTTGATGCCAGCACGGTTCGATTGGGAGAAGGACATTCAACCACAGAAACTATGATGTAAATGCATACTCACCGCGATACTTTAT